AGAATCAAATGCAAGTGATGTATTATATTCAAATGGCATAGTACAGATGTCCTCAAGTTTATCTGCTGTTAAATTTAAATATTCACTCATGTCAGCATCGTCAGCTAAATATTTTGCGTCATAAAATTCAAACCATGATACTTCTTCTTGGACATCACTTGGTGTAATATAAACATTTGCAATATAATTTATTGGCATTGCATCTTCTTTTAAAAGTAAATATTGGTCTGTATGAACATAAGCAGGTCTTGATGCAGCAGTAGTATATTGACAAAAAGTTTTATAATCAATCACAAGTTCATTAGTATCCCTTTGCAATTGATTAATTACTTCAATTGTTGCCTCACTTAAAATACCAGAGTCCTTTGATACATCTTTACTTACATGACATACCCAATTTTCTCCGCCGTCCATTATTTCTGGGTGATTTACATTTGTATAATAATTCAATTTAAGTGCTTCTGCTCTCACATCATTTGGATTTGTAAGTATATTCGCTGTTGTTTTTAAAAATTTTGCCATGTTAGTTCCTTAATATGTAAATGTCCAGGTTCCAGAACCCCAAGAAGCGTACTGAGCATTTGATGCTGGAAAAAGTCCATGCGTATATCCATTTACTGTTAATGCAGTTCTATTAAATGTAGTACCATCAGGTAATTCAACACTTGTCCAAGATGTATTTACTCCACCAGACCAAGTCATACGAACATAATTATTATTATCACTTGAACTAAACCCACTTAAATTAATAGTTCCAAAGGGAACATCAGCACCAGATGTAATTGTTCCGGTTCTAAAACCAATTTTACCTTGTGGAGAGCCAAAACTAACTACAACATCGTGTGTCTGAATATGATTATATCCTCTAAATTCTCCCATGCCATAAGGCGCACCATCTGCTGGGTCTGTTCCTGTTGTTGCGGTATCAGATAATGTTTTAAGAGAATTACTTGTTGTCGAGGTATTCTCTGTATTAATAGCAGATATGCTTACATTTGTTTGTGGTATTGTTGCCATTACTTAATTATCCCTGCAATTAAATCTTCAAAGGCTTCTACTTTTTCTGTCCTTTTAGGCCAGTAGATATAATCCTTTTCTGGATTTGCTTTTAAATTTGAGAGTAAAGGTAAGATTGCATTATATAAACTATTTAATTTTTCTTCAACCTCTTCAGCTTTACCTGCTGTTGTTTCTAATTTTTGTGTTTGCTTTTGGACTACTTCCAGTTCATCTTCGTCGACTGCTGTAAATCCAAAATCAAATTTGTCTATATCTATACTCATATTTATTCCTCTACCTTATGTTTATATTTATAATGTCTAGGTATTACTTTTGAAGTATCTGTATGAATTTGTGTAATAGAATGCGAAGGTTGAGCTTTACGAGCTTTTACCTCTGGTTTCTTTTTACCAAATGCCAATTCCCAACCATCAGCATATGCTTCTTCGTTGGAATTTCTTCTCTTCGAACCCTTTCCGCCGTGCCATTGTTTAGACATATCCATTATACCACATATATATTACAGCACCAATTAATAAAATAGCTAATACCGTGCTAAGTATTCTTTTCCTAAATAATGTTTTTTGCTTTTTTCTCCAAGCATCTAAATCAAGGACCTCCTTAATTCTTTCTAAATTATTCGAAGACAACTCCACCTCTCCTGACCAATTCGTTTTTAATTTTTTGTTTATCCTTTGGTCTTGTGTTTGTTGCATTATATTTTTCAATAAGGTCTGCTTTTGCAAACCCTTTGATGTACGGATGTACAGTAGTAGCCTTTTTGGTTACTCTATCAATTGTTGTGTGTGATTTTCCTAATTTTACTGGCATCTTATAACCTCTCTATTTGTCCTAATATATTATCCACTTCTGGGTCATTTAAATGACCTATCACATCGTTGGTTATTTCGGTATCATAACATAATTCGCCTTCATGTAATACTGCCAACTCCCACAGACCTTTTTTGTATCCGTAGGAACCTCTGTGTTTAATAACACTCGCACCATATCCATTAGGAAATTGATATACCTTTTGTATACCTTCCATGTGATTGTTTGTTTCAGTTAAATATTCATTCATTATTTTATCCTCTTTACATTACCATTTTTATCAGCCAAATAGGCAAACATTTCAACTTGTGGATATTCACGCTTTAAATCTAACAAAGCTTGTAGATTTTCTTTATGGTCATCAAATAATCTGACCCTTGCATATTCACCTGTATCTAAATATTTTTTAATTACAACTGCTTTATTTTCTGCACTATTTTTACCACCAACATTTCCAGCCCTTTCAATAAAGACTTTTTTTAATGGTATACCATGTGAGTCCAATGTTCTTAAAAATAATTTTTTATCGTCCATATCTGCTCTTGCAGTAATAATAATCACTTTACTGCCTTTCGCAGTTGCATTTTTAACAATGGCTTTTGCCTTTGCTATCATTCTGCCAATTGGTGTTGCTGTTTGATTAAATATTTTAGACGATTTAAATTCACCATAATCAAACTCTTCAGAACTTCCTAGTTTATAACTATTAAATTGTTTTGGAGTTAATGGTTTTGTTTTACCAGTTTTTTTATCTTTAACTAATACACGAGCTTTTGAAACAAATAATGTATCATCAATATCAAAGATTGTTAAACCTTTGCCTGCTCTTTCTGTAATGTAATCGTTAAATTTTAACATAGGTATATTATAACACATTTCTGTGTAAATGTAAACACCTATTATTTATAATATTTAATTATTTACAATGCGTTTTTATTGCTTCTATCTTATCTTGAGCGTGTGCTATCTTTTCAACTTCTTTTTCAATGGTTTCCACTATATCAATGTGTTCACCAATACCAACTGGATTTCTTTCGTATACTTTGATATTCGCCTTTGCGACCTCGATTTCACCTTCTAATTTTGCTATTAAAGCTTCAAATAAAAAATTCATTTTATCTCCCAAACATTTTTCTTGTTTTATATTCTTTGATTGTATTTATTAATTCATCAACCCAATTATCTCTATCCTCTACAAAGACTTGTGAACCTTCATCACCAGCAATACATACAACTAATTGCTTTATTGGCATACCGGTTCTCTCTTCCCACATAATTGCATATGCTGCACATTGCATAAAGTATGAATTAATCCATTCTTTTTTCTTTAATTTACGAGATGTTTTCCAATCGATAACTGAATTAACTCCACCCCATTGCCCTACACAATCAACTCTTCCAGCAATACCTAAGTGTTTGGAATATAATGGAACCTCTTGCTGATATACTTTTGTCACACCCTCGTCAATAACTCTTTGTACATCTTTAAATGTTTGTATATTATGTGGCATTTCCCCTTTAATATATTCAGGGTCATTCGCGACATATTTTTCAATAATATTATGTACAGTTGTTCCACGAGTAGAAGCAATCCTAGATATTCTGTTGGCTTCTTCTTCACCTACTCTTGCTCTCCATGCTCTAATACCATCTTCGGATAATATTGAAAGGACTGTAGTAATAGATGGATATGTATTACCATCTGGGTCAACATATTGTCTTCCTTTTTTAGTTGTTGTAGTTTCCAGGTCGTTATAACCTAAATCAATTGGTTCATGTATAAATTTCATTTTGTTTTTATTAAGTGTCTATCTTTTGGTGGCATTCCTGATTTGATTCTGTCTTGTACTTCCTTCCAACCAGAACCTGCTTGTGATAATACTGATTTACCACCATCGTAATCAATATTCATTTTAGTATAATAAGATTTTATATGAGGATTGTCTTTTAAATATTTAACCTTATCATCATATTTCATCATTTTTTCAAATACTTCATCTGTTTCTGTATTTTTAAATTCGTATGTCGGCATTATAATATTCTCTCTAATATAAAAACTAGTGGAATAAAAATGTATAACCCTAATAATAATCTTTCAGCTCTTTTAAATTGTTCATCAGTTGGCATTATAATAATTCTCCTAATCGTTCGACTGTATTTTCTACATCAGTACATAAATAATTATAAACATACCAGCATAAAAAATCTCTACTTTGTTTTTTGTTAAACCATTGTAAGTTATCTATGTAACTATTTAGGCGCGTTAATATTCTTAAATCCTTTGTTATCCAATGATAATCAGGGTATCCATAGGATATAATTGGAACATCATGCATCATACATTCAATCCCAGCAGTTGAATTATCAATAATAGCTACTTTTGTTTTTGGTAATATACTATGTATTGATTCATATCCAGTGATGACTGTATGCCCTGCGTCTTCCCATTTTTTCACTAATACTGGATTTTTATATCTTGGGTGTAATTTAATTACGACATTTTTGCCATGTAATTTATCAACAATCATTTTTAATTTTACTATGTGGTCACCAAACCCAAAACCATTCACTGTTTCATCATCTGGCATTTGACCAACAACCAATATATGGTCATCTGGTATACCTTTTGAATCTTTCCATTTTAATAAAATAGAATCGTCCCATTTATTGGCTCTCCTTTGTATCATATTTTCAATTTCGTCCCATTGTTCTTTTCTATGATTTACAAAAGCCCACCAACAAGGGTCCTCGAATGTTATTTCAGAAGAGTTTGCATAACCCCATGAACAAATTTGGAAATGTTTACTTGTAGGGGCTGTTGGTTTTATTATATATGTTCCAGGTGTTTGTTCCTCATTACATATATGATTATAAAAATTTATATCAGCTGAAATATCTCCACTTGCTTCAATATGTCCTAATTGAAACATTGCCTCGCGGACAACATCATAGTATCTACCCATATTATCGAATTTGTGATTGTGAAATTTAAATAACATTAAACCACCCTGGTATTGGTCTTTGTGACCATTCCATTTTAAATCTTTTTTGTTTTGTTTGATAAAATGCTCTGTATGCCTCAATAGGGTCACTCAGTGCGATACATTCCGGATTGGACTGCATTGCCAATTTGAATGGAGTTATATCAACAGAAGGCATATTGTGTGGTACTTTAAACAAAGGGTCTCTTAGTTTAGTATCTGTTGAATGCACTTTACCATAACGATATGTATATTCATCGCATAGAGCAATAAAATGGTCATAATGCCATCTGTAATTCTCTATTGATTCTCTTGTCCACACAGAACAGGGGTGATTAAAATGCACAGCCTTGTATAATATATCCTCTCGTTCATCTGGAAGTTTCCAATAGTTAACAGTTGTTTTACCTGATTTTGATGACCTTCTTTCGACTGTACCATCAAGCATACGATGTGCAGTGGATAACATTTGACCTGATTCCACAATCATTTTAACAACATGTTTATCGCATTGCTCTTGTGCTGCAATAATAGGGTCATTGTTTAATATAAAAATATTCATGTTAAGCGACTTGTGCTAAGTGTTTACATGTGCCTCTGAATTTAAATCCAGGACATGAACACTTTTTATCAATTATTGTATATGTATTACCTTTACTGCCTTGCACAGTAATTGCACCTTCTGGTAATTCCTCAGGCCATTCACCAATTAGTTTAAACTTTCTCCTTGATTTGGAGAATTGTTTTATTGGTGTTTTAAACTCTTTGTAAGCTTTTCCCTGTGGCATATAACCAATTAAGTATCCAGAGCTGTTGACATAATAGTCTCCATTGGATATTTTCTGGTCACCCCAGTCGGTTATTTCTCTTAGTATTTGTATCATAATATAATCCTCGTCAATATGGTATATTATACCATAACTAGGTTCAAATGTAAAGTGTTTGTGCGAAAGTTCTTAATAATAATGCCAGTCCAATACCATTTAATAATATTAGAGCTCTGTCTTTCCATAGTAGACCAACCCATAACCAACCACTAACACCAAAGATTGATAAAATCAAATCCCATGCTTGTAGTCCGTCAATGCCTCGTATTGACATTCCTGTCAAGAGCACGGTCGATGCTGCCCACTTTATATACCAGGATAAATCCTGTTTTGGTGTTGCTGATTTATATATCCTTTTGGAATTAGCTAATTCCTTCGGGTCAAATTTTGTTTCGTTTGCGTTTTTGTTTGGCATAAAATCGGTGTTGCCTAAGTTCCCTTAAATTTTTGATAGATTTCCTGCGTTTTCTTGCGCGTTCATCTCTGATAATTCTATCTTCATGTTTTGTTATTATTTCCATTTCCATATCGGTCTCCTTCTTTAAAAAATTGAATAAAACATAACAAGGGTTGTCTTATAAGCGTGCCTCCTACTTTTTAATTAAATTTGGAAAGGTATCCTGTACAAATTTCTTTGTAATACCTTTATATTTTAGTGATTTATCCTTGGCTGCTATAACCAATTCTGCCTCATCACCGTGTAGTGATTCAATAAAAGATAAAAACATTCCTTCTCTTCGTAAAGCTGGTGTTTCATTTGCCACCGGACCTTTAAAAAAGTATTTAAATCTTCTATGTCCTCTATGTAAATTTAAATATTCGTGCCCGACAGGTGCGTCGTCCTTTTCATAACTAGGTGCTCCTGTTGGTAATAGTGAAACCACATCAGCGTCAAAGTTTATTCTGAGAATATCCATTAATGCTGGTGATTTATTTTTTTGCAGATAGGTCATCCTGTCTGCCTTTTTTGTTATTTTAGAAGCATCTGAAAGTACTTCTGATATTAGTTTTTTAGCCATTGTAAAATTCCTCCACTGACTCAATCAAGTTATTACATCTTTTTTTAATTAGATAATTTAAAACCTTCATTTTCATTGCCGGTTTTTGTCCATTAAAAGTATTTATAATGCTAGTTTGTATATCCTCTGGGATTTCAGCCAAATCAATAAGTGTTTTATTACGCTGATAATTCCTATAATGTTCCTCTGGCATTACCTCTCTTAATCTCTCTGCATTATGAATCCAATCATCTATTTTGGTTTGTCTCAAAGGTGTTTGTTTTGCCTCAGTAACAAAGGTATCATCAGCTGATAATACATTTGGCACACCATCGCCACTATCTCCTCTGAATATATGATTCCATAAATATGTTCTTGGATTATCGTCCTTTACTGTTTTCTTTTGTATAGGACTAAATTGTTTTACATTTTTAAACTTTTGTAATTGAATAAAATCTTTATCTGATGATACAATCATAACAGGTTCATTCATACCAAATTCCTGTGTTTGCATTGTGAGCGTACCAATAATATCATCGGCCTCACAACCGTCCATGTGTATCACTTTATATGGTAAATTTTCTTTGATTTCATCGCGAACCAAATGCAATATTCTGAATATTTCTGTCCAATCTTGGTCAGAGTTATCTCTATGCTTTTTACGATGTGCTTTATATTGTGGATAATAATCCTTACGCCATGTATTCATACCATCAGCACATATAACCATTTGGCCATATTCGTCTCTGTATCTTTTATTGTACATACGAATGCTGTTTAGTATCATATGTCGAATCATGGATTCATCATTTAATCCTTGCACTATAATATTTGAAAGTGCGATTTGGCTATAATCAAGTAGTATCATCATCTTCTCCATCGTCTGGTGTAAACAATAGTTCGTATTGCTTACTTAATTCATCTTTGGCCTGTGAATTTGTTTTGTCCATTGCTTTTATTGATACATATAATCTATCAAAATCTCTGTGGAGTGAATGTGGTATTGAATAATAACGATGAAACATAGCGTTAATCATATTTACAATAACAAACATATCTCTTGATTCCTGGAATGTTTCGTCACGGAATTGCATATCCATAAAGTCACGAGATACTTCTCCAGTTAAAATAAATTCCTCTAAAACTTCAAGTAAGAATTGTGATGACTTAACAGAATTATCTGATGCATCATTAACAACATCATATTCTTCTTGTAGTTTTTTGGCCTTGGCTTTTTGTTTGATTTCCTCGCCAGTTGGAAATTGTATTAATTTTCCCATAATAGGTATATTATATCATACTTTTACTGCTTTGTAAACATGTTTTTAACACTATTTGCTCCTATTCTACAGTTGATTATACCGTTATAATAATCATCGCTTAATAGTACTTCTCGTTCGAATTGCTCTTTTGTTTCCATATATGCACATTCCCCTTTGGTTTTACATATATGTAGGATTTCCCTATGATAAAAATCCTCGCCGTGTTGTTTAACTTCTTCTATTAAATACTTATTGGAACCATAATATGTTCTCCAATCAGATTCAACATAGGTTATTTTTCTGCGTTTTCTTTTTTTAGTTATAGGAAGTGTTTTCTTTGACCAAAAGAATTTTTTACCAATATACTTTTTATTTGTTCCTCTATGGGTAATGCAATAAACAAAACCATACCAATGCGAACCATATTTTTCATATGTAAAAGGTTCGTCTGGTGTAAATGCAATACCTTGATATATCCAGTTATTCATTAAAATTCAATTCGTCCATATCATCATCTGTGGGTTCGCCACAATGAGGACAGAAGTTTACCTTAACTGGTTCATCATCTGCTGGTTTGATTACTATACGAGAGTAACAATATTGGCAGTCTAAAATCATAACTCTATGCTAGTTAACTCTTTTAGTTCTGTATATCCACCAATTTTTTGACCATCAACAATGATTTGTGGAAATGTTCTTGCTCCTGGAAATTTTTCCATTAACTCTTCCCTTGTAAAATCAAAGCCTAATAGTTTATATTCATAATCCATTTTCTTTTGTTCGCATAAAGCTTTTGCCATATCGCAATATGGACAATTATCCTTTCCATATATCTCTATCATTTCATTGTCTCCTCAATAAATTTCCCTATAGTATCTATATCACTATCTGTTAACATACCTGCTTGAGCCCACATTGTTGAACTCATAGGACCTACTTGTTCTTTGTTTTTATATGCATATAATCTTTGAGATATATACGCTGAATCTCTTCCTGCAAGAGCGGGGAATACGGCCATACCCTGTCCCTCGTTACCATGGCAAGCGGCACAACCGGCCCAAAGTCCTTTAATGGAACTGAATGGGTCTGTTTCAGCGAGAGCCTTTTTTCTTTGTTCAATTTCAGATGGCGTACCATTGATTTTAACATATTCTTCATAACATTCTCCCGTACATGAGTGACCTCCGCCAACTCCACTATATTCTAAATTTGGATATACTTTAGCAACAAAAAATAATCCTATTGCTAAACAACCTAATAAACTCATTCCTAATTCTTTCATACAAAATTTCCTATTAAATAAAATGATAATAACATAAAACCAAATACTAATACTTGCACTACTGACATTACAGCAACTTGTTTCATTGGATGTACATCATGTATCTTTTCTACCCAAGATTCACTTGGTGCTAAATTAACTACTTGTAAAACTTTCTTTTCCATTATACTAAATGTTTTTCTCTATCTTTAGTTGCTGTATATACAGTCCCAGTTTTACGACCATAATATGGTTTCTTTTCAATTCCTTTTGTTCCTTCGCTTTTGAATAATAATAATATTATACAAAATATACTTATAACAATTCCAAATGTTAATATTGCTGCTTCCATTATAAACTTAACCCCGATAGTGTTTTATCATCAACATCTTGTTTTACTCCACCAGTTACATAAGATGTGATTTCTGTTTCTTGTGGAGCGACTTGTACATTTCCTCCACCAATCCATTTTTCAGTCCATGGTAAAGGATTCATTTGAGGAACAGTATAAGGACATGTTAATCCTACTGCTCTCATTCTTTTACAACCAATCCATTCGATATATTGTTTTAATATGGTTTCATTTAATCCAATCATTGAACCATCTTTGAATAAATATGAAGCCCATTCTTTTTCTTGTTCGATTACATTAACAAATAATTTTGTGGCGTCTTCTTGTTCTTCTTTTGCTATTTTGGCCATCTGAGGGTCTTCTTCCAATAACCTTTTAATCATTACTGTTGTACCGGCCAAATGTGTATTTTCATCTCTTGCAATAAATTTAATTATTTTTGCATTACCTTCCATTTTCTTTAATTCAGCAAATGCCCAAGAACATGCAAATGAAACATAAAACCTAATTCCTTCTAATGCATTTGCACTCATTAAACACATATATAAGGACCTTTTATGTTCTCTTTTATTTGTAGCATAATTATTATTTTGTATTAAATCATCGTAATATTTTCCAATCTCATTACCACATTCGACAATTTCTTTTACATCTAGCATCTTATCAAAGACTACACCAGGGTCTGAATATATGTTCCTAATAATATGAGTATAAGAACGAGAATGAATCGTCTCAAAAAAAGACCATGTTTCAATCCAGTTTTCAACCTCGGGTAACGAACATATAGGAAGGAAAGCAAGGTTCGGGGCCCGACCTTGAACAGAGTCCAATAATATTTGACGTTTGAGGTTCGATGTGAAGATGTGTTGTTCGTGCGTCGTAAGCTCATGGAAATCCTTTTTATCTTTAGAAACATCTACTTCCTCTGGTCTCCAAAAGAATCCTAGTTGCTTTTCTGTTATTTTATCTATCTGTGGATATTTTAATTGGTCGTATCTTGCTACATCTACACCCTCATCAAAAAACATATTCTTTTTTAGATGTGATTTTTTATTTTTCTTTAGTACTGACATTAGGCTTTGGCCTCCATGATATTGTTGATTTAGTTTCTATTGCGTCTTGCGCACACTGTATATATTCTTTATCTTCTTCTGAGAGTACTGACCAAAATTTACTTATTGTTAAGGTATGGTCATACACAACCTCAGGCTTTTTCATATGATAATCCTGTTCCATCCAACTTTGTAAGATGTCCATTCTTTGATTTATCTTATCTGTTAAATTTTGCATGAATCGCAGTCGTCATCCTCCTCTATTTGTTGTTCCGTTCCTGTATAATATGTATGATGGTCATCTTCCTTCATTTCTCCTGCACCATCGTATGTGTTGAAATAATATAATTGTTTTAAACCATACTTATATGCTGTAACAAGGTCAGAGAGCATCGCAGACATAGGTACCTTATGGTCCTCGTAATGTTCTGGATTATATGATGTATTAACTGATATACCTTGGTCAATATATTTTTGCAATATACCACAAATCGCAAGGTATCCCTCTGGGGATTTTTGGTCCCACAGTAAATCATATTTATTTTTCAGATGATGATAACCAGGTACGACCTGTGCCATCACTCCATCTTTACTCTGTTTGTACGATACCAATGCTCTTGGTGGTTCAATACCATTCGTACTGTTACTTATCTGAGCGCTAGTTTCAGCCGGCATTAATGCCATAAGAGTAGAGTTACGAATGCCATTCTCTCTGAGTTGTTTTCTCAACCCTTTCCAATCGCACAGTTCTCTATGCTTCGTTAAATTATCTATAGCCTCTTTTTTATAAGTATCGATAGGAACTATTCCTTGTGAATATTTCGTATCATTATTATATATCACTTTTCCTTTCTCAATAGCCAAATCTGCAGAGGCTTTTATCAAATAATATGACCATGCTTCTGCGTATTCATCTACTATTTCGTATGCAGATTCATCATATTTTAAACCTCGTTTCGCTAGGAAATATGCGAGGTTGATGATTCCCACCCCAAGGGGGCGTCTAGATAATGTACCTTGTTCTGCTGCTGGTATAGGATACCCTTGATAATCAAGAAGCTCATCAAGAGCCCTAACACAAAGGTCGCAATATTTTTCAAACTCATTTGTTTCATTTATTAATCCCCAATTTATTGCCGACAATGTACATAAAGAGATTTCTCCATCTGTATCATCATGGCTGTTTAATGGACTTGTTGGTAAATCGATTTCACAACAAAGGTTGCTCATTCGGATTGGTGCTCTTCTTGGATTAAATGCTCCATGCTCATTTGCATGGTCAACATTCATTACATATATCCTACCTGTGTCTTTTCTTTCTGTTAAAAACATCTGAAACACTTCAAGAGCTGGTAATGTTTTTTTCCTTATTGATGTTTTCCTTTCATATGTTTCATATAATTCTTTAAATTTTTCCTGGTCATCAAAGAATGATTCATATAAACCTGGCACATCGTTAGGGTCAAAGAAGGTAATATTACCACCTTGTAATAACCTTTCGTACATTAGTTTATTGAACTGAAACGCATAATCCATGTGCCTCACTCTTGTTTCCTCAACGCCTTTATTGTTCTTTAATACAACTAGGTCCTCAAATTCATAATGCCATATTGGCAGGTAAACCGTTGCTGCACCGCCTCTAACGCCGCCTTGTGAACAGCTTTTGACAGCCGATTGGAAATATTTCAAAAATGGTATAAGTCCTGTATGTACTACTGAACCATCTCCTATTTTTGCCCCTAAGGCTCGAATAGAACCTGCACCTATTCCAATCCCTGCTTTCTTACTTATGTATTTAACGATCGAAGTAGCAGTAGCATTAATACTGTCGAGGCTATCGCCAGACTCGATAAGTACACAACTAGAAAACTGACGCGTCGGCGTTCTAACTCCTGCCATAATCGGTGTAGGTAATGAGATATAAAATTGACTAGTCGCATCATAATAATCCTTTACATATTTTAATCTGTTATCTTTATACTTTGCAAACAAAGTCATGGAAATCATCATATATAAAATCTGAGGTGTTTCATATATTTTCTTTGTTCGTCTGTCCTGAACTAAATATTTACCTCTGAATTGTTCCATACCTGCATATGTAAATGAATCATCTCTATCATGTTTAATATAAGCATCTAATTCACATATTTCATCTTCAGTATATTGTTCTAAAATTTCCTCATCATATACTCCTCGTTCAACATTTGTTTCAATGATTTGTGTAAGAGGTGGAACTTGGAAGTCGCCATAGGCTTCTTTTCTTAGTTTATAAGATATTAAACGCGCTGCAACAAACTGATAGTTTGGAGTGTGTTCAGATATAAGCTCTGCAGCAGATTTAATTAATAACTCATGAATATCATAAGCTGGAATTTTATCAAATAATTGTATGTTTGATTTAAGTTCTACCTCGGACATTGATACGCCACTGATACCTTCTACAGCCCACTCGAGGACTTTATGTACCTTTTCTAGGTCGAACTTTTGTATTGAACCG